CAAAGTATTTGACAAAAGAAACAAAGGGGACTATATTAAACTATTAGTTCGCTACATTAAAGAATTTGTACATCACAATATTAGGTCAGATGGAGAATGAATTAGAAAAAGTTCTAGAAAGTAAATTCTTTTGCCCATCTCGATTTGCTCAAGAGATTGAATCTCTAGTACAAACAAATCCAGAAATGAACTACATTGATGCTATCGTTCACTTCTGTGAGCAAAACAATATCGATGTAGAATCTGTTCCCAAACTTATTTCGAAACCTCTAAAGGAAAAGATTAAGTACGAAGCAATGGAACTAAACTTTCTCAAGAGGAGTTCGAGAGCAAGATTACCACTTTGATGAATGATGCCTGTTGATGCTTATCGTTGTTATCTGTCTTTAAAAAATCACTTTACTAAAGACAGTTATGATTATCACAAGTATTGTGGTAAGAGTCGTGCGACTGTACAATCTTTCTACAAACGTAAAGATCGTTTTTGGTTTGAGAAAGTTTCACGACAAAAGACTGACCAAGAAATAGTTGAGTTCTTTGTATCTAACTTCATCACCTGTACTGATCCCAATAAACTTTGGATTGGTGAAATGATGAGAGAAGGTGAAGGTAGATATGAAGAATGGAAGAAAAGAAATCAATCACTTTCATATGTTTTCAAGGAGGAAACGCAAAGTTTATTTGAAAACCAGAAGGTAGATGATATTTTTGATTGTTCAAAGGGTCATCCACCCATTCTTAAAAAATTCCTGAGCGGGAAAATTAGCCCCGAAACACTAGTCATTTATGATAAGATATTCCTGTTCGGGAAAGATTTTGATAAGAAACTTCAAGATCCAGTGTGGGAATCCGTCAGTCGAAAATTGAAAAAGTATAGTCCATTCCTAAATATTGATGTACAGCGTTATCGCAAACTATTAAAGGAAATTATTCTAGGAGAAAAATGAGTTTCTTCAGTTCTGAAGTTGTCCGCGCAGAGATGACTGAAATTGGTGAAATGCAGGAAGATGTTTATAAAAACGTCTTTAAGTTTCCCACTATGACAAGAGAAGAAAAACTAGAGCATGTTAAACTTCTAGAAAAACTTCTTGACAAACAAAAAGTTCTTTATACTCGCCTGAGTCTATCTGATGACCCAGAAGCGATTAAAATGAAAGAACGCATTGCTGAGTCTGCTTCGATGATGGGTCTTCCATCAAATGTCGATATGAATGTGATCTTCAACAATATGTCCAGTATGTTGGATGTGATGAAGCAGCAGATTGACAAAACAGGTTCCGACCTGTAGAATAACGAAGTACACACAAGCCAAATCCGTACAATCCGAGGTAATCCTAATGTCTTTTGCTGACCTTAAAAAACAATCTTCTCTTGGTTCACTGACTTCCAAACTGGTAAAGGAAGTAGAGAAGATGAGCACAACTTCTGGTGGCGCTGATGAGCGTCTCTGGAAACCCGAAATGGATAAGACTGGTAATGGTTACGCAGTTATCCGTTTCCTCCCTGCCCCTGAAGGTGAAGAACTTCCCTGGGCAAAACTCTATACTCATGCCTTCCAAGGTCCTGGTGGTTGGTACATCGAGAACTCTCTGACTACTCTTGGTCAGAAAGATCCTGTGTCCGAGCACAACCGCGAACTGTGGAACAGTGGTAGTGATAAAGATAAAGAAACTGTTCGTAAGCAGAAGCGTAAACTGTCTTACTACTCCAACATCTATGTGGTGAAGGATCCTGCGAATCCTGCTAATGAAGGTCGTGTCTTCCTATTTAAGTATGGTAAGAAAATCTTCGACAAGATTATGGAAGCAATGCAACCTGAGTTTGAGGATGAAACTCCTATCAATCCTTTTGACTTCTGGCAAGGTGCTAACTTCAAACTCAAACTGGTGAAAAAGGATGGTTACTGGAACTATGATAAGTCTGAGTTTGATCGTGTCTCCCCTCTACTGGATGATGATGATGCTCTGGAGGCAGTGTGGAAGAAGCAATACTCTCTAGCAGCAGTAACTGCTCCTGACCAGTTCAAGTCTTATGAAGATCTTGAGAAGCGTCTCAAGTATGTTCTGGGTCAAAAGAATGCTCCTCGTCCTCGTCTGGATGAAGAGGTTGATAATGAAGATAATGATCGTGGTAGTTATACTCCCGACTTTACTTCACGTCGTCCCGAACCTGAACTTCCCCAAGTAAGTGCTTCCTCTAATGACGAAGATGAAGATGATGCTCTCTCTTACTTCCAGCGTCTTGCTGAAGAGTGATCACTCATAAAGTCTAATATTTTCTCCAGTCTTCACGGTTCCGCTCTTATATTGAGTGGAACCTTTTCTATATGTCATAATTTCTTCCATATCATCTTGAACAACATTCAAGTATTCTTGTTTAAGAATGAAAATATTTCTTTTATCGTTTTCGACACCTTCTTCGTATTCGTAATTAGTGACTGGTATTACAGCATCATTTACAGTTACTAAACTATCAGCAAAATAATCATAATAAGTTAATGTATAATCTGATTGGACTTGAAGACCTGCTGGGATAATAACCACACCTTGACTATTAGTTACTTCTGTTGTTTCGTAGTGATGAACTCCATTATACAAAGTATCATAATCACCATATTTTTCTAAAAGAATTCCGTCAAAATCATTTTGGGGTAATGGCCATTCTGTTTGAATATTCAATATGTTATTACAAATGAGAACTACCCAATCTAAATTAGAATCATTATATACTTTAAATGCCACATTATCTGGTCTGTCATCACCTTCTATTTGATACTTAGTGAAGAATGATAGATTTTCAAAAATATCTTCGCGGAGTTTACCTCTTTTAAATAAATTTTTTACAAGAGCATAATCCCCAATTTTCGCATTGGGTAATCTATTTACGTATTCTAGATTTGGAACTTGTCTGAAGTAATTTGACATCTTAGTAACCTATTCCTTCTAAACCATCATAATCACTATTGAATATGGGTTCGAGTTCTTGAAACTGCATGGACATTTCGTATGAAACTAGAACTCCGTCATAGAAAGTAGCATATTGTCCTTCCGGAGTATAGTTTACAGTTACCGTTTGCAGTGCACATTCTTTAATCCTACCTATGTATGGATGATCATTTCCACTTTGTCCTAGGTGTAAGTATTGTATTTTGAATGTATTAGGTGCTTTTAGAAATAATGTAGATTCTGTTTTAATGGGAGACATTCCTCTTTTAAAGAAATTTATAATTTTTATTATTTGCTGCGCTTCAGTTTTACTCCTAGCAGACATTTTGAAGGTAAATGTAAATGGTCTAAGTTGTGGACCATTGAACAGCAATTCCATATTTGGATTTATTACTACACCTTCTGCTCTTGATAAAAGTGCTGATTGACTTCCTCCCATAGCGGCAGCAGCAAAAGCAGATCCAATGGCTTTTTTTGTATTTTCTTCACCTGCTGCTGCTTCGGCAGATAATCCTAACTGAGAAATTCCACTACCTATTCCTTCTGTAATAGCTTCATAAGCTGCTCCAGCAAGTGCTGCTTCCAGAGCATTCATACTATTTTGTCCCCAATCAGCAGCATTTGTATCAGAAATTCCCGATGGAATAGGAAGAGTTACGGTTCCTGCTATTTTTCTGTCTTTACTCCAATCTTTATCACTTCCTCTTTTATTTCCAAAACCAAGTGTCTTCTGACCACCTTGTTGACCAACTGCTCCAACTCCAGATGGTTGGTATTCTAACATTGTAAATTTAATCACATCTTGTTTTGTTGACCCCAAACCTTCTGGATAGATGAAATTACCAAACCCTGATGTTTTTGTTCCAGTTAATTCTTTTCCCGTTTCTGGTGGTGTAGATGGGGTTGATCCATCTCCTGCCTGTGGAGGTGTAGTTGCTTTTCCTGTATTTAATAATTCCTTTGATCTTTTATCCGCAGAATCGGGTGTTATTCCCGAATCTATTTGAGACTTTTTAGCAGTAATCTCTGCGGAATTTTTAACAGAATTTATTGATTCTGGTGATGAAAAAACTGTTTTTTCATTTTCAGATAAACTTGAATCTGGAGTAAATTTTTTTGTTTGTGGATTATAAGTACCTAAACTTTGATATCTATTAAGAGCACCTTGTCTATAAACCTGCGTAACTCCAGTTTCAGCATTCACCACATTGGATAAGACTCCGCCTATACCCTTTATTGAATATGGATTTTTGCCAGGTTCTCCGTATGTTGCCATTAGACAATAGGTTTTTATTTATTTAGACGGAACTTTCCATACTGCAGAGAAAGTAACTCATCAAGCTCATTGTATTTTACGACGTGTAGTTTTCCTACAACCTCTTCCCAAGTATATTGTCTACCTTCTCTCCAGTGAAAATTGATGCCTTTAAATCCCCATCTCTCTAACGATGTACAAGCAATGAGTGGATGTTGATCATATTCTATATTTGGTGTCTTTGGTTTGTATAAAAATGTATAAAACTTACCTGGTTCTGGATATAAAACTTCTTCTTTGAATATTTCCATAATCATCATCATAATATCTTCTGGATCAAATGTTCCAGATTGTTCAACTTTTTTTAAAAGTTCTCTTGTTCTTGCAGTTCCTGTTCCTTTGTACTGACCGAAACCTTCTGCCATTACTTGATACCTAGTTCGTTTTCTGTAATAACTTTAAACTCTATCAGTCTATCAGCACAGAATTCTTTTGCTGCTTTCCACTTTGCTTGATTTACTTCATAAGTCACGCATTCGTGAATATAGGATTTTGTTGCTCTTGATTTTTTTATAGGAGGTCTTGTTTGTTTTTCTGGTTTAACTTCGATAACATATGTTTTTATCTTACCAGTGCTCTCTTTCACCTTTATAATAAAGTCTGGATAGTACTTATGAACTCTTTTATCTACAGGAGAGATATATGGTATATAAAATTCTTCACTTCCCCATTCAAGTATACTTTCATTTAAGTCACAGTACCTACAAAAAATTCTTTCCCAACTACTACGACAAATAATATTATTGGGATCTCCTTTATATTTTTGTGGGAAAGATGGTTTGTATTTGCTTTTGATACTTTCTGCCATACATAATATATAAGGTCAAAAAGTATTTATAGATGCCTACCTCAAGGAGCGTTTCACAAATTAAATCTGCGTTGCTACATCCAGCAACTACTTCTCACTTTGAGATAGAACTTTCTCTTCCACAAAAATTGACAAGTGGTGGATATTTAAATCAAAATGGTATTCAAATTAATTCTGTTAATTTTGATAAACTAAACTTATTATGTTCTGAAGCATCTTTACCTGGATCCAATCTAGCAACATTGGAGTTGACAAATGACTATACAGGAGTAACGGAAAGGCACGC